GTTTCTGGAGAGATGTTGTATTGCATAATAAGGTGAGGGTAGAGACTGTTAAGGTCAAAACTAACAACCCAATCATAAACTCCCGGAATAGGTTCTTTAACATAGGCTCCTGCATACTTGTCGTTTTTATCAGAACGTTCTTTCGGTGGAATAACCACGTCCTTGTCCTTCAAATAATTATATATGATATTATCCCACATCCGTACCTGATAGAACACATCGTTATAATTGACCTTTGCTTCGTAAGCCATAGTCACAGCAAGTTCAATAAGTTTCATCTTGCTTTCCAAGCGATCTACAAGTTCAACGTCAATGATGTTATACTCTACAAACTTCTGCCAGTTACCAGTATAGAAATCTTTAAACGTATCAAACTCGGAGTGATCGAGTTTCTTCTGTCCAAGTTCTACGTTAGCGATATGATCCAATCGATAGGATTCCTGTGCTTTATAAGTAAACTTCTTATACAAATCCATGTAGTCTAGTTGAGAGAGACCGCCCACTTCAAATGCGATATTCTTTCTCCCCATAATATAAACTTCCTGCTGCTTCACAAGACCCCAAGGAGAGAACTTCTTCATAGCTTTCTCACCAAGGACTCTATTGATTCGTCCACAGATATATGGGATATCATATAGTTGCACATTCCATCCAGTAATGATGTCTGGATAATTGTGCTCCCACCAATCCAAGAACTTAACAAGCATCGTATACTCATCACCACAGTAAATGTAGTTGACGTTCTCTTGACTATTCTTGAAGGGTTTAACTCCCCACACAATAATCTTTTTCGTATTGTAATCTTGAATAGCAATCGTTAGCATCTCTTCTGCAACAGATTCCGTATCTGGAAATCCATATTCGGCAGAGACCTCGATATCGATTGTAAGCAGTTTAATTTTAGATATATCAAATTTTATTTCTTTCTCAGGATACATCTCAGAAATATACTGACTCACATACCGATCATTTCCGTATATCTTAAATCCTTCAACCTCTTTATACTTCTCACAAAATTCCCTACAATCACGAACAGTTCCTGGTTTAATTGGTTCTACATACTCACCTTCAAGAGTTTTATATCGAGTTTCTTTTTTAGAAGGAACATAAAAGGTAGGATTGAAGTCATCCTTGTACATTACCCTCTGACCATTTTCATATCCTCTGACCAGGAATTTACTCCCGATCATCTGGACATTAGTGTAGAATTTCATTTGTTACGTTTAGATGACGAATAGACATTTCAAATTTTTTGTTTCCGATCTCACCAAGATCAACTTTCTTACCAGTGTAAGTCTCGTAAGAAATTAAAAACAATGTATAAAGGTGCCAGTGTACGGGAGGAATGTACTGAGGAGATAGGCATAGATGCATATGATCAAAATGATAATCCATTATATCATACTCTTCCTTTGTCGTAACACGCATTTTGGGTATGAGTCCCTGATAATATTTTAGCTCAGTAGGATCTAAATCAGCGATAGCGTGCTCATTGGTAATCCAGGTATAAGATTTAACTCTATTTTGAGATCTTAGATAAGCAATCCAGTTCCCTTCGTCAATATCATCATAATTTTTAATGTGATGATAGTCGTGCTTAAGTCCTTTATTGGAACGAGTTTTGTCTGGATATTCATCTGGATGAATCATATCACCATGATATAAAACATCATGATGATGATCTACATTGATAATTTCTAAATCCGTCTTGTCTCCAATACTGTAAAGGATGTTATCATGATCATATGCAAAACTTACTTCTGTTCCTGCATGAAGACACTTATTAAATAACTTGAACAGATAAAAAAGATGCCCTTTATCAAAGGGCAAATCATTCTCTTTTATACCCTTACTATTAAATCTAAAAAAGTTACTCCATCGAGATGACGCATTATCATTCCAAAAAAAGTCTTCATATTTTTTAATGCTGGGACCCATGATGTAGTCCAAGTCAATACTTAAAATTCTCATTTAACCAAAGAGTTGTATTTTTCGGAGAGTTCTTCAGTGGGATCTGCAATGGTCAAGATTTTATCAGAACTAATCATATAGATTGACTGTTCACTTACACCAACCATCCAAGGAGATAAAGTTGAATCAGATATATTCAAACGATATGGATCGATTAGTCTACAATCTGGTTCACCAATTTCAGCACCTACTTCTTCAATCTTTGCAAGAAGAACTACATTATTAGTTAGCAATATAACTTTCATTCTTCATCTCCTTCTGCTGGTTCATCAATCTCGGATGTAAACTCTTTTGGTTCATCAGCCTCAAAAGTATGACTCTCGTCAAGACTTAAATCTGATTCGGATGCACTGACGATATCCCTATCATAAAGTTCCAAAACCTTACTGATAGGAGTAAGCATAGAAACAACATAATCCGCTGGGATAGGAATGTTTAAATCTTTTGCTAGAGGAATCCAAGGAACCATCCTCACACGAAAATTATCATCATTATCAGAATCTATTTCTAGATCTACCAGGCATGGTCTGTTCAAGATATACCCAATTACTCTTGCATCTGCTCCTGGACCACTCATCCATTCTTTAATTCCACAAATAATTTGTTCACCCTCACGGGTCACAACTAGTCTAATGGTCATGATTATTTAAAAATAATTTTTACTTTTGCTGGTTCCACATGAGAATGGTTCCTATGAATACGAGTGCAACTCGCAATAGGAAGAATTTTTCTTTCGGTGTACCATCCCCATTCATCATATTTAGTGATGTACTTGATCTTTCTACAACGCCTCCAGTCTCTCCTCACCATCACATTGTCTGATGGATATGTATAGGTATGACCTTTTGAGATGAACCTAGGATGAGCGATAGCAGGAGTAGATACAAGGAGTGCTGCTGCAGCGATTAGGAATGACTTCATGGCGGAATGTCCTTAATGAACTTATTATAGAATAAAAAAAGAGGGGCGTCAACTGGATTGTGCCAGTTACCCCTCCGTCTGCGACGACGATATTCAATACTATTTATAGATAATCTTTCCGTTTATGTGCATCAGGAACTACTTTACCAAGTTCAACACTCAGAAGCCCATCTTCAAAAGTAACTGATCTAACTTCCGTGTCTTCGCTAAGTGTCCACGAACGTGTAAACGACCGTTGAGCCACACCTTTGTGGACATAGTTAGTTTCCGTCTCTTTATCTTCTTTTTGACCTTCAATAAAGAGTTTACCATCCTGTGTGTAGACATAGACTTCCTTCTTTTTAAATCCTGCTAATGCAATCTCTAACCGAGATGTAACATTATTTACCGTTACAAGATTATACGGCGGATAATTTGATGTAGTTTCATGTAGGTCGAAGATCCTATCGAAGTAATCTTCCATACCGATACTGTTCCTAGTGATGCGATCCAACAACTGATTAATGTTGGCTGCATTGTACCTTGTTAGGTCTCCCATTTGATAGCTCCTTAAATAAGCGAGTTTGTATTGTGTGGACCCTTTCGGCGTCCATAAGTATATAGTAGCATAGATACAAAAAAACGGGGTAGTGAACCCCGTATGTTTTTATTCGGTTTGCTCTCCGATTTCTGCAGATGCTAAACAATCACCATCTGGATCGAATTTAATTGCCTTACCGTCAACATCAACCAAAGTATTTTCAGTTGGTTTGCCTTCATCTTCAGGATTTGGTTTTACATACTGAGGAAGGAATCCCGCAAACTTTACAGGAAAATACCCTTCTTCAAGACCAGGAATAGTTTCCCCATCACCAGCAATGTTTTTAGCAAAGTCGATAAATGTGTTCTTCATATCAGTAAAATCTTCAATCCAGTTCTCTCTGAATTTTTTAAGATCAGGAACTCGATTAGGAGCATAACCAAATACCCAAACAGTTACGCCTTTAGTAGTTCCGTATTGAATTCCACGAGCCCATGCCCGCAGATTATCACCTTCACCACTACAATATGTAATACAACCTTGTTCTTGGATATCGTTATCTTTTCTTCCTTCAATGCCTTGTTTTGGGTATCCTTGGGATTTCATGAAACCCGTTAAGGTATTTTTACCTTTTCCAGAGGAATTGTAGGTACGGAAGTTAGGATAAACACCACAGTTATTGTATGCGCTTTTCTTGATTTGACTACGAATCTTGGAAGTTTTATCTGTTGCTATTGTATCAACAAAATCGTTGATATCTTCCGGAGTGTTAGGAATAATTTTAGCATGGACAGCATTAGTAACTTCTTTTATATAATCTTCTTTATTTTGACTAAGTTGAGGATTCCTGTGATGATTAGAAGAATTTCTTGCAACAACTTCCCAGTAACGACTGGACCACTCATATACATCATAGATAGCTATTTCTTGACCAAACTTTGCACGGGCTTCTCTACGATTGAATCCAGATTGTCCACGAAGATGGTTTGGATCAACACTCTCAGTATCTAAAGATGCAAATGGAGGACAATTTTTTATTAGATATCCATCAACCTCAAAACCATTCGCCAGTTCATTTACATGATTTGGGTCATTACTTTTATCTCGGGGTTGATCTTCTGGATTGTACCTAACGAATGTGTCGGGGATAAGATATCTACCAAGCCATGTACCTCCCTCATATACACTGGGAGGACAAGCTTCCAGACTATCTTGCACTGTTTTATCAGTGAGTCCGAGGGGATTAGAACAGGTCTTGGCAACGTTTCGCCAAGCCATTTCGACGTTACTTAACGCCAATGTTTGTTTATCATTCATTGAGAAATAACATAATTGAACTTTTGCAGATTGAATCTGCACGGATTTCAAGGTCGAGAACTAAGTTCTACACTTTTGTTATCCTCGGTTATTTATAGCACATAAAAAAATTTTAGTCAACTTATTGTTCGGTTTTCTTTACTTTCTTCAATCTGAAAACATAGATGTGTTTTCCAGGAGTATTAACATACTTTGCACGACCATCTTCAAGTGCGTCTTTTACTCTCTGAGCAAATGGTTTTAGTTTTTTGACTGCTTTCTCAAATTTTGGAGAAAGAACCGATTTATTTTTTAATACGTTATATGTGCGAATACATTTATCATGATAAAGTTTACCTTCAAATTCAATCACTCTTCCTTTGGAAGTCAGTCCATGATATTCAAAGTTAGTTGCCCTGTAGATGATTCCAGTGTGATTGTAGTGTGCGTCTGCATAAGATACAACAACTTTATAGTCAGAGTTTTTCTTCAACCAACGCAAAGTTTTTCCAATAAAATAACTCTCAGTACACTTTGGAGTATTATCAATACAACACAGTCTTCTAAGTTCAACTACATCACTCTCAGAATCACCATACTTTCTCCAGGTATTCGCCATACCCAATGGACCGTAAACCATCGCACCGATCAGATGTTCATTATAAAAGAGACCAAAGACATGTGATATACGCAACCCATTTACATTAGAGGAGTAATGCCACCTCTCAATAAAATCTCTAACACACTGAATGGTTGTTGGTTTAACTTCAAAGTCAGTTACTTTAGCACTACGACAATCAATCTCTTCATACAATAGAGATATCAAGGAGTTTGAATTCTTCATGTATTTCTCGAATAACCTCTATGGTAGTATTATACACTGTGTCGTAATCTACGCCAATCTTCTTCCAAAACGACTCTCCCCCAATATACAATATACCATCTTTACCAATATATTCATAAGACTCCCCAAAAGCAGTTGCAAAGAAAGGAATGGTTCCGTTCTTATCAGTGGTTTCAAGAAGTTTTTTAACCGAATCTGCTTTATGAGTTCCAGTTTGTGTATTCGTATTTGCTTTCATTTGACCTTCATAAATATGAGGATCTTCAACAAGACGAAGATCAACACCGAGAACTTTACCCTCTGCCTTATCTATATTAGTTACATTTTTTCCACAAGCAGCTGCAATTTCTTGAAGTTTAAGTCCAACACAAGTTGTTAATGTTCTCTCAAATGTATTGTATACATTGATCTCTGGAACTGCTGCCTTTGCATAATTGAGTTCCTTCTTATCAAGACTTAGATTCTCTACGATTTTATTCAAAACCTTCTGTTTAACGGGGAGTAGAATCTTTCGGATTTCTTCGTAGTGTTTCCGATTGTCGCAAAAATCAATAGAATGATCATCACTAGAAAAATCAATACTAGTATCAGTTTCTTCTTCGAGGAAAGGAGCTAGTGTTGCAGTCATTGGGATTGGTTTGGTATGCACGTATTATAGACTGAAAAACCCAGGAGGTCAAGTACTCCTGGGTCTAGTGTTACGCTTTCTTCTTACTGCCTATACTATATTTAGTTGCTAAGTCCCACTCGTTTTTCTCTCGAAATGAGAGAACTTTGATTTGATTGAGAGGTGCGATATCAGCAATATCATCTTCACTGACGATGGATACTAGTCCCCAATCAGAGAGAAGTCTTGCGATGCGATTCCTACGCTGCACATCATTTACAGTAAGGTTAGCATGTTTTCCGTCAAGTGCAAACAGTTCCTTAAAGTGGGTAATATAATACTTACCCTGCTTATGCAGAATGTGGCAACTTTGATAGAGCTTTTTCTCCTTTCTGGATGCAACTCCAATACGAGTCAGTGTTTCACGTACCTTCAAAAAGTCATCTGGTTCGTTGAGCACTACCTCAACCATCATATCAGGGGACCAATTTACTTGTGGTTCAACAGTTTGATTAGTCATTTTCTACCGCCAGTTTCAAGTCGTTGTTTAATAAAATTAATTTGTTCACTAGATAAAATCTTTAATGCTTGCAATGCTTTTTCAGTACTATAACCATAGTATTTCTTAACACATTCTAAGTTGTCTATTTTATCCTTACGGAGCCAAGGAGAGAATCTCTTTTTTTTCCTAAGACTATTTAGATAAAATGAATATTGCATATCTTTGTCTAACTGATGATTCTTGTTCATCTCATTA